TCTCCCAGGTTTGAACAGCCAGGGCGCCTTGGGCAAAATCCCCGCCTGACCCAGAGGTAATGGAGCCCCGCACTTCACGATCAAAGGAGTAGTCGTCGTCAATAATATAAAGGGTTCCTTGTACTGCAATGAGGAACACTGACTCATGGGTTGCGTATTCTGAATCATCTTTCATGTCATATCCTGCGTCAATAAATAACTGGCGCATCTTTGGGATAAATGTTTTTGCCATCCAGTAATCAAGTTTCTCTGGTGACATAGGGCGAGGAGGTTTTGGTGCAGCCCAAGCCTTGTGCATAAGGTCTAGCCCTCTACCCATACCGCACCCTGCAATAAGAATACCGTTATTATTATAGACTTTATCGCCCTTCATAAGAAGGCGCTTAGCATCGTTATAGGTGCCCTGTGTATCGGCGCCCATAACAACCCAGCCGTCACCCTGGATAGCTGCGATGGTAGTCATAATGCTCCTTTAGTAGAACGGTTATTGTAGCAAAAACTTTCCACACAATAAAATAGGCTGGTGTGGTTAGCACCAGCCTAAGTTTTAAATCATTTTAGTTGTGGTCTGCCATTCCAGCGCCAAAGTTTTGTGATTGACGTTTAATAGCTGGAGGAAGTAGACGACCATTAGCTTGGGTCTCACCTGCTTCTGGTGACTCTGATGCTTGGAACTTAACGCGAACACCATAGCGCGCACCACTTGTAGCTTTTACGTGTGTACGAATAGCTGAGTTTTTAATGGTTGGGTCGCCAGCCTGAGTGTTTTTCTTTTTTACAGGCTTAGTATTAGCTGAGGGTGCGGATGAGGCATCCTTAAAATCTACGCTAGTCTTCTTTGCATCTACTGGTGCAAGAGGCTTAGGGTTTTTAGTTGTATCTTTCATGTTACTCCTTGGCCGAGGGTTTAATTAACTTTACGGTATTTACCTGTGAAATACAGGCTTAATTAGGAAGAATCTGGATCACAATCGCGCTGATATCCCCATCATGGCTTTTAATGCTGGCAAAACCAGGGATACAAACCAGGTCAATACCGCGTGGGGCTGTGTACCCTCGGGCAATAGCAATGGCTTTAACGGCTTGATTTACAGCGCCTGCCCCTACGGCACGAATTTTGGCCTCTCGCGTCTCATATATTGAGTGCGCAATGGCTGAGGCTAGGGCTTGTGGGTTAGAACCTGCGGAAACGCGCAGGATATCTTCTGACTTTTCTGACAATTTATGCTCCTTGGGTTACGATTTGTATTTCCCCGTAGCATAAATTATGAGGGGTTACCCCTCTGTTTTAAGGCTAAACCCCTGGTCTATCAACAGGGGTAGGAGCCTGGGCGTACGAACCGCAAATAGCACATTCCATCTCTAAAAGGTACTGAGATATCTCATAATCCTCAAACGATACCTTTAAATTCCATAAATTAGACTCACAATGAGGGCATTCATGGCATACCTGATCAGCGTAGTCCATTGTCCCTGAGTAATCAGGTTTAATCTCTCTAACCGATCTGGGCACGAAGGGCCTCCAACTGCTTTAATTGATCCTCTTTCATAGCTTCAATCTGAGCCGTGTCTTCAGGGCTTAATTTATCTTTATTATCTTCATAAATTTTAAGACCTACTTGATAAGCCTGTTCTAGCATGTACAACTGTTGCTTACGGCGTTCTTTAATAAACTCTTGCTGGTCTTCTAAGCGCTGTGCTCGTTTTGCCTGTGTCTTACTAAGCTCCATTTAATTACCCCTGTACGCCTTGTGTTCCTTGAGTTGATTGAGTGCTTTGTGCGGGTTGTGGCGATTGTAAATGCCCAATCCACCCTGTGCCAGTAAGCCCGTTACCTTGTGCAGAGTCTAAGGTCATTGTCATCTCTGACTTACACTTAGGGCATTTAAAAGTGGTGCTTGCTTTATCAAAGGGAAGTGAAGCCTTCGTAGATACTTTGCAAGTAGGACAGGTTAAAGTGTAAGCGGCCATTATCTCTCCCGGAATTTTGGGTCTTGTAGTTTAGTAAAAATCTCTTTTTGGTAAGCATGAGTATACTTGCCAGCAGCAATCATTGCAAGCACATACGAATCGGCAGCATTATCGTCAGTAAACTCTGCTCCCCAATTCTTATAAACATTAAGCAAAATCTGGCTCTTTGATACCCCCGTACCCTTTCCTGTAGCAAACTTTTTTAGGGTAGTGGGAGGGACAATCAAAGGATATAAACCGCAGTCTAATAGAGTTAGTTTTACCATACCGCCAAGCTCACCAAGCATATTGGCCATCTGTGAACCAAACGCGTAACCTTCCAAAGCCACGTCTTTAACGTTATAGTCAAGTATAACGTCTAGCAAATGTGTTTTTAATTCCTGCAATCTTTGGATACCACGGCGCTCTGCCTTATAAACGGTGGTCTTGTAGCCGCTGTCATTAAGTAGGGTTATAGCAAATCCGCTATATGACTGATCTATACCCACCCACACATCTTTGCCTACAAGGCCGCCGTCAAAGGTCTTCATTAGAACCCGCGGGCTCTGGAAGTGCGTCGTGTCAACTCACGGCTGGTAAGTTGATAATATCGTTCTAAGTTATCCATCATGGTCTTAAGTAATTTATGGTAAGCCTCAGCCTTAAACACCCCATAGGCCATGGCTTCCATGTCTGGGTCTGTCAAGATTACGGCTTTAATAATAGTGGCTTTTACCTTTGGGTCAGCAGACTTCTCTAAAGTGAGTCTGGCCTCTTGCTTCTTATAGTTATTCTCAGCCTCTGTAACCGCAAGTTCAGCGACCGAAACCTGTGTCAATAAAAAGTTATAGTTTTCCATGTACTTAGTTGCCAAATCCATTAACTGTGAGTCATCAATAGAAGTAATATCAGTTGGAAATGGTGGAACCGCAATATCTAGAGTTCGCTTGATTGGCAACCCCTGATCTTCAAGCATACTCATAACATCTTCGCTAATACCTTCAGCAATTATATTAATCATTGTACCCCTTACACTTTCCACACCCATCTGCAGAAATATTGCAGGCAGGCGGCGTATTGTTTTTAACACACTCGTTAATCATAGCAGCAGCCTCAAATAAATGTGCAATCCCAAAATCGCTTTTTGGTACAACAAATTCTTTTGCTTGTTGATTGGGCTTAGCCTCATAAATAAGAACGGCTTCTTGTGGGACATTATCATACCCAATAAGCTCGGCAAGTTTCATATAAATTTGCACTTGCATAATATGCTTCATAAAAGGGGCATTAAGATTTTTCCATGCTTTTTCAAAGTCATTATCGTTTTCTGCCAATAACTCTGGGGCCTCAAATCGAAGCGTTCCCATGCCAATAGATTTAATTTCAAGCATTAAGGGCTCTCCAAGCCCAATTAACCAACCATCAGCGTGACCTGCAATTTGTAGGGGATCATAATATAAAGAAACTTCTTTATAAACAGTGCAAGGAGCCTCGCAACTGGGGCATTCTGGGTAAGCTAATCCCCACTCTTGCTTACCGCAATTAATACATTCCCATTTACCGTAGAGGTTACCCATCTCACCAAACCAGGTTTGCCACTTATGGTGAATAGCATGGCCCTCTTCAAAGACTGTAGCAAGGGTTAAACCTGTGGAACGAGTATCAACAATTGCCTCGCCTTTTAAATGAAAGTAGGAAGCTCTATGACACCAAGCAGGATCTACCATCTCTGATGGATGCAGAACATCTGTGCGACGAGAGGCATCTCTAGGTCTAGATAAAAGATATCGTTCTAGGCTACCAAGAACTCTAGTGTTCTTTTTACCTATGTCTGCTAACTTTTGAAGTTTACTTGTGGCCATGAGGCTAACCTATCACACTTTCTTAGTATTAACCCATTCCTCTAAAGTAAGTCCAGCCTTAGCAGCCTTACGCTTTAACGCGTTTCGCTCTCTATGGCTCATGCCACCCCAGATACCGTGGGTATCTTCCATTTCTTCTGCGTATAGTAGACATTGCTTTCGCACTGGGCATTCGGGTAAACCGTCTTTGCCGTAGCAGATAGCCTTTGCTACATCTGCAATTTCTTTGTATTGATTTTTATCCCTGGGCGGATACCAGAGATTAGTATTCATTCCTTGGCATTTAGCTTCGTATCGCCAAGGCTCTGGCCCGAGATCTTCTGTGAACAAGTGCACTCCTGGAAGGTTTGGCGCAGTTCTAGAAAGTCGTCTTCGGTTAAAATCACGTAATTCTCGTTGTTAAGGCTTATACCTAGCACAGGCATACGGCTTTCAAGAATTGCTTCCTTGACAATCTTTTCCAGAACTGTCGCTTTGACAGTAAAGGAGGCTTTGCCCGTCCACTTGTGCTCAATTAATAAGTCACTAGAACGAACATCACCTTTACGACTCCAGAAAGCACCGCTTCCAGCATTACGTTTCCCGTCAATAGTTTCAGCGAGTCGTGCCTCGTGCTTCTGAGATTCTCTCAGGCCTTTACTCTTCATTAACGTACTTAGAGTTAGCTTTAATTGAGTCTAGAACATCACGCTCTAGAGCTTCCTTGAGATCAATCTCTTCCCGTATAGTAGACATCATAGCATCTTGTCCTTGAAATTGTCTAGTCTCGCCATTAAAGTCATAACGATAGTAAGCTCCAGCTCGAGAAATAACCTTGTTAAGAATACCAATAGCTAAAATTTCTTTGGCAAAATCAAAATAACCTGCGGGAACTGCTCCGCCCTCAGCAAAGTAAAAGTCTACAACTGCCACCTGTGAGGGTGGAGCAGACTTGTTCTTCAATACACGGACTTTAATTGACTGTCCAATACGGCGTTTTTCTTGTCCTGTACCCGCCTCTATCCATTCATCACGGCGAACCTCAAGACGTGTAAAGAAAGCGTAATCCTTACCTAAACCTCCTGGAGTTGTACGAGGATCTCCGTACATAACACCAATCTTTGAGCGCCATTGGTTAATAATGATGCCAATAAAAGGTCTCTCAGGGGAAGTTAAAGAGCGTTTAGATGCTTTTCCTACTTTACGGAAGAACTTATTAGTCAATAAAGCGGAACGACCTACGGTTGATTCTTCCATTTCTTTCTCGTCTTCTGCCCCAGGTACCAAAGCAGGAAGGGAATCAATGACAATGCAATCAACAGCTTTACTCTCTGTAAGTTGAATAACGGCTTCATACGCCTCCTCCATAATGTTAGTTGAAACTACATACACTCTGGAGGTATCAACCCCACAAAGCTCAGCGTACTCAGGCACCCACTCCTCAGCGGCTACCCATACTGCTGTAAATTCTGGATTGCGTTCTTGGTTAGCCGCAATAGTTTTTAGGGCTAAAGCAGTCTTTCCATTACTAGCCTCTCCAATAATCTCATGCCACTGGTTAGTAGGCCATCCACCGCCAAGCGCAACATCTACAGCAATAGAACCTGTAGTCATACGCCCGCCAGATTCGGTTATCTCAGAACCCAGTACTACAGTATCTGCGCCCATTTTCTTGTTAATATTAACAATTACTTTTGCTAAATCGCCCGTCATCGTTGTCATTAAATGTGTCCTATGATAGTTCCTGGATTCCAACCGCCTGATGCAACTTGTCGTGCAGGTACGGCGGGACCTGCTGAAGATTGTCCTGGGTTAACAATACCTTTACCTAAACCGCTACCTGATTGTTGAATAGGGTATCCACAATCATAGCAACGAGGTTTAGCACCTTCACTGCTTCCGTAGTTACCACTACCACACCCAGGGCAACGAGGTGCCTGTGGGGTTACCTGCTGTGCAGGTGGATACTGTGGTTGGGGAGGTTGCGCATAAGTTGCGGGTTGAGGCGCAACATAAGGAGCAGGAGGCTGTGGGTAGTTTGGTTGAACAGGAGGGTTGTTAAGCTTCTTTGCAAACCAGTCTGCGTTACTCATAGATAATCCTCACCTTCTCGTACGCCTGAGTCTACAGTATCTGTGTGGATAATACCAATATTCAATGCCACAGAAAAAGTACCCATTAAAGTTGATAAAGCAACAGCTTTATAAACATCTTTAACAGCTTCTGCTTTTTCTTCTAGCTCCTCATCACTCATGTCTGGATCTTCATCTAGCAACCCATGTAAATGAATAGCGCTCATAGTTACAGCGCTAACGTCTGACATGTGGTCTAAGAAAGGCATAAGAGGAATTATCTTTTCAACACGTGCTTCACTCTCTTGTCGCTCTTTCTCATCACCCTCTTCGCTAATAGGTGAAAGGCCAATAACTTCTGCAAGACCGTTAATGTCATCTACAGGTTCAATGTCATATAAGTACCAGCGTGAAAGCGTAGTAAATGGAACTTCCATAGAAATGATCTGTGGAGCTTCTTTCTTCTTACGTTTAAATAGATTCACTTTGCTTCGCCCCATTTCTGAACCACTGCGATGTCTGCAATCAATGGTACATCTAAAAGATTGATATCTTCCATAGCCTCGCGGATAGCCTCTCTGGTTTCTTCCACACAGCTATTAGGTGTGATAGTTACCAATTCATCATGCACTGTTAATAGTATCTTGGCTTCCTTTGGGATCAAGTTATGAGCGCGAACCATAGCAAGCTTGATAATGTCCGCAGCAGATCCTTGGATGCGTGTGTTAAACGCCTGTCGTTCGGCTGAGGCTCTGAATCCTACCACCTTTGAAGTTATATCTGGAAGGTAGCGACGGCGGTTAAGTAGAGTTGATACATACCCTAGAGTACGTGATACCCCAATTACCTTATTACGGTAGGCACCAACTGATGGAAACTCCTGCTCAAAGCGCTTTAGCAAGTCTTTAGCATCCTGAACGGAGCACCCAATCTGGCTAGCAATCTTGTCAGGACCTACTCCGTACATCATTGCAAGAACAAGAACTTTACCCGCCTTGCGCTCTACCCCCATAGTCTCACCAATGGTGGTATAGATGTCACCCTTCTGACCCACAGTCGTATAAGTGCCCAACAAAACTGGGTCTTTAGACATTGAGGCAAGAACACGAGGCTCAATCTGAGAGTAGTCGGCCACCACTAGGCTGTACCCTTCTGGAGCAGCAAACAAATTACGAATAGCTGTGCCGTGATCTTTGTCTGGGCCTAGCTTTTTATTAGGAGCAGGTAAGTTTTGTAGATTTGGATTACGGCTAGAGAAACGGCCAGTTTCAGTGCCCCATGGAACAAAGTCACCGTAGATGCGACCGTTAATAAGCATGCTCTCACGGGTCTCGGTCTTTGCCTTACCATTTGTAGTCTTAGTTACCTCGCCACCCATGTATGGAATAACGTAGGTGCTAAGCAACTTATTAAGCTCTTGGTACTCAAGTAGAGCAGCAACTAACTCATCATCTTTAAACTCTTCTAAAGCGTCTGCAGAGACTGAGTAGTCGTTGTAGTTAAGCTCGTCCTCATTCTTCTTCTTACCTTTTCCAGTAAGTAACTTGGGTTTCAAACCGCGGTTACCCTCAGAGACAGGTCCGTATAGAACTTCTTGCTTTTCTACATTTGAGTTTAAGTTAAATACTTTACCCGCAATACCGTAGATCTTGGATCTCACTGCCTCTAGTTCTTTCTCAAAACGATCTTTAAGAATAGACAACTGATCGGTATCAATTGGAGCGCCTGTGAGCTTCATATCGCAAAGTACAGCCAGTACATCCATCTCAAGCGCCATAACTTTAACCACCTCGGAGGCTTCTAGTTTAGGAACAAGAACTTTCCAAAGCAAGAATGTGTACTTAGAATCTAAATAAGAGTACTTAGCTACCTCAGTAAATGAGTATTCTTCTACTTTATGCCCAATACCTTTTTCCATTGAAAAACCCAACTCACGCTGCAAGCAGTCATCAAGCCCTAGGCTTCCTGTGTTCTTGCTATCATACAAAAATGAAGCCATAAGCGTATCAAAGTAAGGTCCTGTGGGGATATTACCGTCGTAGTATTTGGTAACGGAGCATAAGTCAAACATAAGGTTATGGCCGATTGTAAGAATGTTTTCATTAAACATAAGAGGCTCTAAAGCTTTAAATACCTCAGCAGGAAATAACTGCTCAGGCGCTGGGCCAAACACCTTTGTGGCCTTCTTGTCATCTCTTGAGTAATCTAAAGGGCGGGCAGGAAGACCTGCGTCTACGCGCTTTTGACCTTGCCCTGTAAGCGGGCGTATTAACTCTATAAATTCACCGTTAGGGTGACCTAGTGGAATAACATCACCTCTGCCGTAAGTGGCAAAAGAAATCCACATAACCTCATTTGCTGCTGGAACACCGCGGTGAGAACCTACGGTTTCTACGTCAAATGCAAAGGCATCTTGTTGTAAATAATAAGCAACCATCTCATCAAGTTGCTCTTTAGTCGTAATAATATTCAAATTAATATCCCCTGTAAAGTGCTATAGAGCCAGTGAGGGGGACAAGTCACTGACTCTATAGCAACGCCATTATTATATTAGAGCAATGAGTTTGCGATTGCTTCTAATTCATCCCATGTGGGCATCTTAAGATCGTCCTTAGTGAATGGTACAAAAGACTTAACCGCCTCTTCGGCAGCAGCCTCGTTAATACCCCAGTCTTCCATGAGGTCACGCGGCTTTACGGGATTAATGTGATAAGCGGTTGTCTGCTGCTTACCAGTGCGTCCAAGGGCAAAGTAGTTGCGGTTTAATGGCCCTTGTGGGGAGAAATGAACTGCATGTAAAGACTTCCATAGGCGAGGTGAAGCAATAAGCTTCTGACGCTGTGGACCGCCTTCTGCAGATAGATTAACAATAGAGAATGCGCGCTTTTCTTCTGGCTTGCTACCAAGCTTCACGCATAATGGATCGTTAGCCCCAAGTGAAATGTAGGACTTTTGACCCTCTTTATTGCTAAGGAAGTGCTGACGATAAACGGCAAAGGGGCCGTTCTCGTCAAGGAACTTTACAATTTGAAAGCCGCCATCTGTAAACTTAAATTCACGGGCGTAGTCACCTGTCTTAGGTGTTAGTGATTCTCCTGCATCCCAACCAGACTGGATTGCTGTAGAACCTTGTGAAGGACGTGCGTTGATTGCTTCGATGTCAAACGCATCTGCTGCGGGGATATATTCTTCTGTGCGATTAATTGCCATTTTATTTCCTTTATATTAGTTGAGTTCGGTTGCGCGAATTTCACTCCACGCCTCGGCCAGCTCATTACTAAGCTGTCGGTGTTGTGCCCAGTCTATACGCTTTGTTTCCAAAACGCCAGCTTTATCAAAAAGCTGAAGTGTCTTCTCAATGATTGCTCTTGAGTATAGACGCTTACCAGCATGGACATCCCCATTCACGTCTTTCGTGGATGGAAGTCTATAAGGTGCGGAAGGGATATACCCTTCCTTTATCCAAGTTCGGATAGTAATTATTGGGCGCCCTAACGCAGAGGCTAAGGCACCAATTGTAAACATTTCTACGTCCTTGCCATTTGGTAAAGTACGAAGCTTTGGAGTTACGTCCCAGTTTGTACCTGGAGTAACTTCTGGCTCCTTTTTAACCACAGGCTTTCGCTTGCGCTTACTGCCTGGGTAAAACTCATCAAGGTCTGAAAATGTAGAATCTATAAAATCGTCAGTCATTTGTATTTCCTTGTTGAGTTTTCCAAAAAACTTCTGGAAGTGGGGGAAGTATAGCATCACACTCACTGCACTGCCAGGTACCGCTATCGTTCTTTTGTACGGTATGTATGCAAGTGGTAGGATCAATCATTTATTCTCCACTAGTAGTGCAAAGCTTTCCTTAGACGGAAACATAGCATCAATGTCTTGTTCCGTCAATAAGCCTTCATAGTACGCAGCCATAATAGCGTCCTCATCAAGCACAGTAATTTGTTTTACACAAGTATCGTAAATGCCTTTGTCAGTAAGTAAATCCTCGGCAATAGACATGTCTAGAACCTTAGATACTCGTCGTTGTTTAGTAACCTTGACTGCTCCAATAATGGGGTCTTCAAAAGACATTACTTTATGACCGTTATCTTGGGCTTCAACTTCGTCAATATCTTTAAGAATTCGAGATTTAAGTTCGGATTGACGCCCAGTTAGCAGGCTGATCTGGTCTTTAAGACCAAGGTATTGACGGGCATTTGCCTTTAATTCTTCTATATTCATGGTACCCCCTAGATACAAGAGGTACGATAACAAGAGAATTAGTTGGTGTCAACCTCTGGCTTAATGTAGGTTTCTAAAGCTGCGATAATGACGCTAGTAACGGTTACCTTTTCCTTAGCAGCCTTCTTCTGGACAGGAATCCAGATGTCATCGGCCACACGGATGGTCCGTGTTGGGGTCTTAGGTGCGTTAGGCATACAATAATTATACAGTAGAGCTTGTCAAGAACTGCTTTAAGCTTCCTATTTTCATATCTATTTTGCCTTCTTCATTGATACCCTCACCGTCAATGACCGCGCTCGCCAGAGCGTTCTTTTGTTGGAGGGCTTCCCATTGTCTGTATTCAATGGA